GTTTCCTCTGGAGCAAGAATAGTTAGGACATCTAACAAGTCCTCTCTGTTGGAAATAGCCGATCCTGTACCCGTAACTGCCTGTGGCGCGTTCGGGTCGAATGTATCTGAGAATGCCATTTTATTTTAAAATTTAATTATTGTTATCGGTTTTGCATTTGCATTTTTCTCATTTCAGCGAAATCACGAGCACTTCCCGTTGTTTGGAATCTAGCTTGGAGATCTGCCAGAGCTTTTTTGGTCTTACTAGTTGGTTTTTCAGATTTAGTTGCTGCAGAACTTCCTGTTTTAGTTGGCGTTAATGAAGGTGTTCCCTTCTTTGTAGCTTTCTTAACAGGTGTTGTATCAATAGGTTGTCTGCCATACATACTGTTTGTTGCGTGAGCAAACCAGTATTCTAGCTGACTTGAAAGATCTGGAGCTTCTTTATCAAGATAATGTTTCATCTTAATATATCTCGGATCCCTCATTGTATTGACGAATTGTTGGCGAGTAGGATTATCTGAGTTTAACCAAGTTAATTCGTTACGAGCTTTATTATCAAATGATATTTGTAATTCAGCTCCTTTAGCACGAGCATTAATCTTGTTTAATTGATCAGGCAAAAAAGTTTTTTGTGCTTTTCGTGCATTTAATAATGCCTTACGAACATCCTTTTTTGTTAATTCCTTACCATCAACTTCTGTAACAACATCGTCCGCAGAATAAGAATCGCTTTCAAACAATATATCTTCTGCCCATTCAATGGTAGTATCAACTTCATCTATTTTAGTTCTAATATCTTGAACAGTTTCAAGATCACTAAATGGATTGTTTTTTACTTCCTTGGTGGGAGCTTGTTGTGTTTGTTGATTCCTAAGTGTAGCTTCTAATTGAGCAGCTCTTTCTTCGGCAGCTTTACGCCTTGCTGTCATCTCTCCGAATCTAGCTACGGCTCTACTACCTAACTTTTCGCTTAACTCTTTTAGTTCTGCTTCAGATAAGTTATCTATATCCAACTGTGAAAGAACATTTTCTTCGGATTGTGTTTCCGCAACTTCTGTTGCTTCTGCACTCTCTTCAGTATTCTCTGTAGGTTCCTCAACTTCTGCTGTAACAGCTTCAGGTTCGGCTCCTAGTCTCCTTTGAGCAAATTCCTCTAGGGATGTATTATGTATTTCCGTTGTATTTTGGTCTGCTTCAACGTCTGCAGTTGTGTTTTCTTCTGACATAAGATGATTTGACTATTCCACTCCTTAACGCTGAGCGATGGCGATGTACGTATTATACCACAGTAGTCGTTAATGTAAGTTATGTGAATGTCTTACTCTTAACTGATCCCAATTGGCTATACGTAAAATTTGATCATAGGTGATTATTCTACCTGCAACTTGTTGTAGTTGCTCGTAATCTGCCTTGTGCATTTCTGCGATAGTCTCTTCGCGTAATGCGTGTATCATTTGTATAAACCTAGCAAACGTTTCGTGATTGCTAAGCATCTTAATATCATCTTCTAGGTTATTTTGCATACTTTTTTAGTAACTCACTGACTTTTTCCATACGAGGACGAATACCAGGAATGCCTCTTTCTTCGGCTTCTTTATATTCTTTATTGTCCAAAAATTCTTCAGCGGCTTCTAAAAAGTTGCCTTCATTGATTAGTTTTCTTGTCTTAGGGCTTTGTTGTATTGATCCCCTATAATGTTCACTAAAAATAGCTTGTTGTAAATCATTTGGATATGAATTAAATTTAGGTAATAAATCTACAATTGAATCCAATCTTTCACGAACATCTTCATCTAAAAATTCTTCAGCCTCTTCTTCGGTAATTGTCATTCCGTCATCAACTCCATATCTACCATAACCAATAGTGAATTTTATTTCATCATCATCAGGTTTGTATGATTCAAGTCTTAGGCTCTCGGCATCACGAATTGTTTGCTTGAAAGATTCTATAGCGTTGTTTACCGCTTTTTCTTTTTTATCATTAACGCGTTTTACTGCAAACTGTCTTGGATTTAAGTTATCGCTTTCGTCGCTCATATTATTCTTGTGGTAGTTGTTGAGTTTGAACGTCCCCCATTTGTGCTGGAGCTGTTCCGATTCTTCCAATTTGAGCATTTTGTTGTTGCTGTAATTGGAATTGATATTGTCCTGCATACTTCTGTAATCGGGCGGCAAAAGATTGATCTGACTGTGCACGTTGTGCAATATCAGGCTGAGCAGAATACTGCTGAATAGCTTGTAGGGCAATCTGTCCACCATTTGGTCGAGCTGGCACTTCAATACCAGCAAATATTTTAGCAAGGTCATCTGTAACATCTTTCATTACTTCTTGCTGTGCTTGTTGTGCAGGTTGCAGTATGCTATCAGAAAGTAATGGATCTATACTAGATGCAGCAACTTCTAGTAAGCTGTCAACATTAATTCTTCCATTTCTATCAAATTGTGTAAGAGCTTTGAATGCCTCTATCTTTTGCTCCTGTACTTCTGGATCGCTGTTAAGCACATCGTAGTTTACAAGTATGTCGTAATTTTCATTAGGATTACCTTTAGATATACGCATCGCTTCAGGAACCCCAGTTACTCTAAAGAATAAACTATCTGGGCCAAAACGTTGAAAACACTTAAAAGACATATTTAAAACTTCTGAAACGTGACGTAAAAATTTAGTAGTTAAAAACTGTAATCGTGATTGGCTTATTGGATTGCCTTGATCAAGTCCTACTAATTTGTCAGCCACACCTTCTAGTGTTTTTTCAATTTCAACTGAACCCTGATTATACGCTGGTGTAGGAGCGAAGTCCAAATCACCCTTACGACGATATGGAATCATTCTGCCTGGGCCCCAATCATTTGGTGCTTGTCCGACAGGATGAAGGATTGGAGGAAGCGTTGCTATGCTATTTCTATCAATGCGAGAATCTCGCTCGACTTTTACTTGGTTTTGAATACCTCTCAGTAAGTCGGGTATTGTTTGCACGTCATATAAACGCTTACTATCTTCTGATAACTTAGTTACCACAACAGGATAGTCCTCATATCCGTTCATCAGCTCGAACTTTGCATATGCTGGGATGGTTCCGTCACCATCAAAGTTTTTATGAAAGATAGTTTGATAGATACCTTCAGAACCATCCTCTTCGTCAATTAGGCGTTGATAGCCATAAACTATCTCAACTAGCTCTTCGGCTTCATAACCACGATCAGTTAATCCAATGCTACGTTTACCTTCTTGCTCTCTTTCAATTGAGTAAATCTCTACACCTCTGTAATGTTCTATGACATAATCCACAAAGTCCTCATCCCATCCATCGGTCGAAACCTTGTTCTTTAATTCTTGTGGTGTGTAATAAGTTCGCCAAAAACAGAATGGGGCTCTTTGTGGATCAGTCACATATGGTGGAAAGAAAAAGTCTCCATCAGGTGCTAGTGTTTTTACTTCAGGTGCATCTATCTGTCTTTTTACAACTGGTAGTTCTGCCTCTCTGTTTTTCTTAAGTTCTTTGAGAGCTTTCTTAATGCGTTTTTCTGAAGCACTAGGAAACACTTCTCTCATATATTCAATAATAACATCATCAACTTTACCCGATGTTATCGCCTCAGCTAACACAGGATTGATTTGCTCAATCTGATCTAAGTTGAGTTTTTGTAAAAATGTTCTATCCTCTCTGTGCCAACCTACGTATGTTATTAACATACCTCTTTCTAATAAATAGTTTGCACCTAATTCCATCTCTTGCTTGAAACGAGGAATATATCCAGAAGATGCCATCCATTTTAAAAAGCTTGATACAATTTTAGAACGAGCAATATCATCAGTACCTACTGGATATGCTCGAATGTTAGCTCTTTCTAAGCTGGACATAAATAATGAAACAAGTCTCGTAACTCTTTCATCAATTGTATGAGCTTCAATATCTGATGCTCCTTCCCAAGGAAATGCGTCTGACCCGTGCTTTCTGTGGTCTCGGCTTTTCCCTGGCCAAAAATTTCTTCGGTCATCATAGCTAGTACGGCATAAATCAAAGTATGCTTCTAGCTCAACTACTGTTTGGTCATATGCGTAGCGTAAAGTTTTTACATCAGGTTCGTCTTGAACAAAAGTCAATGACTTAGATATTGAATCACTATCCATTTAATTTTTCTTTGAGATTATTTATAATCGCTCTAATAAGGTCTTTAGGCATTCCAATTCTATCACACATATCCCTGTGTGACATCTCAATTGTGTGTTCGTGACGAATGTATCTACAAAACATTTCCCAAGCTGCTAATCGGTCAATTTGTTCATTACGCCATTTTCGGCTAGTGGTTATGTCTTTCTTGTCAGATTCTCTTCGTGTGCACATAGCGATAGCTTTCTCCATTATCGTCAGATATGCACTCAATAGTTATTGTTTTGCCTACAAGTCTACCCCAAAACTTTCTTGGAATAAGTACAGGTAATTTTTTACTAAGTTCTTTTGAATATCCCCAGTTGTAACATCTGTTAGGGCATTCGTGTAATATTTTTACCTTAAGATGTTTTGGAACAATCTCAGGTATAATAAGTGCATCTTTGAGTATTTCTACTCCTTCTTCATTTATCCAAGTAGCTTTACCTTTACCAGTAATCATCTCCTCGGATAATTTTTCTTGAGCAATATTTAGTGCTTCGTCTATGTTTATTTCAAATTCTTTTGCAAGTTTAGTTAGTCGTGTTTTTGCCATTAGTATCCTCCTTGTGCTCTTGATGTTGCCTGCATATCTCTGCTAGTAAAATGATCTGGCCCTAGCCCTCCGTTACTCATACGTAAATATCGTATTAAATCAAAAAAATCTTTTAAGGCTTCGTCCATCTTGCCATTAGAATTATAATTGATTAAGCTGTCAATTAAATTTTCACAATCTTCGTGAATAAAACATCTTGGTCTGTTTGCATCATCTATATCGTAATTTGGATTATAGGTAAACCATTCATCAACTGCTGTAATACCTATATCTTCTGTCTTACCATCACTGGGTAAAAATATCATACCGTGGTCTTCAAAACTAGCAAATAGATCAGTATTGTTCTCATTCTCTCTAGCAAAGTATCTGGAGTCACCTATTCGCTCCATTACCTTTATACCCATCTCATCTTCTATCTCTTCAAAGAGTTCTACATATCCTTTGACATCTAAACCTATTTTCTTTGATGCAGGGCCATATTTCCATTTAGGGTCACCAAATAGTGCCCACTCTCCATATGTAGCTCTATCAGGCCATTCTCTTAGAATATATATATCTTCATCTTCATTCACTGCTGCCCATATACTCACATAGTTTCGGGCACCAGCTGGGTCAACAACTTGATAAACCGTAAAGTCCTTGTCGATTTCGGGCATCTTCATACCATACTTATTGGGCTTATCTCCAAGTACATTGACTTCTGTAGAGAACAAAGGTAACAGCGAAGTCATTGACTTTACTGGTATACCATACGCACGAACCATTATATCTTCCATTGAGCGTCCTCGTAAGTCCTTTGCGATACGTTCATATCCGCCAAATGGGTTTTCATCTGAATGTAGATATACTACAGACGCATCTCTATCTGGACTGTACTGCTTTACAGGTACTTGCTTGTAGTCAAGAAGCTCCGCTTCTCGTGTTTCTAATGTTTCCGCGCCCTTCAGATACTCTGATATAAATGGTGTAAAACCATCAATAGGTGTAAATCCTATCAGTAGCTTTGAGTTCCGTGTAGCTAATCTAAATCTTAAAGTATTAACAAGCGCAGAATCTCCTAGATATTCATCTAACCAAGCACCTAGATTCAACCCTCCAGGAGTACTGAAGCCGAACTCAAAACCTTCTAAGATAGTCTGATTGTTACTAAATTGTGTATAAGTTTTGAAATCAACGCGAGTTCTAGTATCAGGAAAGATAAACGAACTACCCGTAAATCCATTTTGCATAGAATAATTGATATATCCTTCTATACCTTTTGTCTTCTTGCGAAACTCTTTGGGCATCATCTCCCATACAGCAGCTTGTTGTACCTTTACAGATGTATCGGCATTCTGTGAAAAGCATACTACGTGACCATCAGTGTTCTCAGTTACTGCTTTCATTAGTATCTTTGCACACCCTGTAGTCTTACCTGATCTATTACCACCTAGTGTTAAGCACTCATTGTACTGAGATAAACCTTCTTGTATACGTTCCCAACCTGCTAAATCAAACCCATACCTAAGTGGATCTTCTTGTGAAGCTTTTATTCTACCCTCGTGAGCCCTATGTAATTCACCTAATAGCTTAGGATCTTTTTCGGCTAGTAGTAATATCTCTTCGTCTGTAGGGGCTTCCAGAAGTGGGTGCTGGGTAAAGGTTAGTTCCATTAATCGTCTTCTTCGTCTCTTTCTTCAACTTCCGTTTCTTCCCATATAATTTCTAGTGGCTTACTAGCCATATCCGCGGCAGTTTCGCGAATTAGCATTCTTCCTACTCTTACATTAGAATAATCATAGAACAAGTCTCCATCATCGTCCATTACTATGAACATATAATTAGAGAAGTGCTCACCTAGGTTTCCACGGATCTTATCAAATAAATCATCGTAATCACTATCAATCATCTATATCTATTACCTCCGCATCCTTTATCTGTTGAAGACGAGCCCTGGCGGCCTCTATCGTATCCTCGTAGTCTTCTTGAGTATACACCTTCCTGTCTTCAGTTATCTGCGTGGCTTCGCCCCTAGCTGTTAATGCTTCTCTAGCTGCATTAGCTTTTGCTATAGAAAGTTCTTTTAAATCGCGAAATGTAGGCTCAAGCTCTCCAGTCTCCATACGATCCCTTACTTGCTGTATAAGATCCTCCTCTAGGCTACTCATACTCAAATAGTTCTTCGCGGCAACCTTACCTGACAGTTCGCGGAACTTACCTAAATGGTCTGCATAGTCAGCTAATACACTTACTACTGTATTCCTTTCGTACCCATATTTGCGGACTAACCTAGTTTGACTAGTACCTATACTATACAGATATAACAACTTCGCGACCTTTTCGGGATTATGTCTACTTAGACTACCCCGCTTCATAAGCTCTTTACTATGAGCTACTTCCCGAATAGATTCCGCGATTTCCTCAATTAATTCTTCCTTTTCCTCCATTTTTTTTCAATTATTTCACTTTTTTCTCGACAGTCAACAAAAATATAGTGTATAATTACTTGTCTCCTTAAGGGGATCCATTCCTTAACTATTTGTTTCCTTAGTTACTCGCTCGCTCTCAAAGCGAGCTTATCCTTAAGGATACCATAAGGATACTGTTACGTCATAAAAACCTATGAGTAACATATTTTTTTAACCCGTAATTGACTCATATATATATATAACGCCTAGGGAATCCGCAACCCCCTCCCCCCTTCCCTATTATGAGCCGTTTTTTTCTTTCTTTTGGTCGAATATATTGCGGGATCATTGCGGGCTTTTGTGGTACTTTTTGCCCTGTCTATTTTTGCCCCGATTTCCTTTTATTAGTTCTTTACTTATAAAGTAATATTAAGGGGAGTAAAAAGGGGTTAAAAATAATTCAAAAAAAGTATTGACAAACTTTTTGCCGTTTGTATTCCTTAAGGGGCATTTTAATTATTAACCTATTATAAAACGAAATATGACAGATACAAATATATATCAAAACACTTCTAATTATTATATACATATCGAAGAAATATCTAAAGACTTCTTTAATCAATATAAAGAAGAAATCGAGGAATCACTAGAAAGCTATGACTCATTAACTGAAGTCTTATGCGATGAGATTCATCAATATGCTTCAGAGTGTGCAGAAAATGAAATAATCTATTATTACAACAGCTTTAAAATCTGCGAATTGTTTGAATACGATTCAATCTCAACTTATTTCACTTATGCCGAGAATGAAGTTGATTTTTCTCAATACGATAATTTGAGAGACATAAGACAAGCAATCGCATATCATATATGTGAAAGTCTATTTAATGAAGAGATAACTCAAACCCTTGAAAAAATGGAAAGGGAACACTTTGAGAAAGAATACCACAAAGTCGAAGGTTCTTTAACTAAATAAAGATCAATACAAGGTATTGTTGCGGCAATGCCTTTATTTGATTTTTATTAACAATATAAAAGAAATAATATGAAAAACAAAACTCACAAAGTAAATTCAACAATACCTTTTCAAGGGTATTATGGATCGGAAATCGATTCTTTTATCGAATCTCATATTGAATATGAAATCGAGCATATAAGAGAAGAATATAAAGCCAATGAAAAACAATTAGATATTATTGCCAACGGCTTTATGTCAACTAATGTAAATGCTTTTTATAATACAATAGCGGAAGCCTATGCAGGTGAATTTATTTTCCTGTTAGAAAATGAAATAGGCTTTAAATTAAATGCCTCCTTTGAATCATTAGAAAGCCCTAAGGAATACAATTTCAGTACTGACAGAATCTTTATTGAATTATCAGAAAATAAAGCAATCGAGTTTGTTAATTACATTCTTAATAATCATAAAGAAGAATTAGAAGATTTGATAAAGAAAAGATTTACTAGCCAATCGGGATTTATTTCCTTTTATCCTAATTCTTTAAAAGAGTGGGGAAATCCTATCGGATGGGATCATAATCAACTAGGCACTTGCTTTGAGATATTTGAATATATTTCAAATGATATTGAATTGAATGAAATTATCTATAATGGAATATATGAAACTTTAGATTATGAGTCTAATTGTATATTAAGCGAATTAATGGAAAAAAAGGAAATAGCTGAATATAATGACAGTATTCAAATTAAATTAAAATTTGCTTAAAATAATATGAAAAACGATCTCAACCAATTAGTCGAAGGAGGTAAAGAAACGCTTTTAAGCGCCGTTTTTGTCTCATTGTGTAGCCTATCAGGCATCATTGCTTTGATAGTAATATTATTAACAAAATAAAAAACAACCAACAAACAAATAAATATGGAAACAAATGAAATAAAAGAGACTATTGTATTTGATTACAATGATCCCTATTCAATACGAAAAGCCGAAAAGCGTAAATCGTATTTAGAAAATAATAATTATTCACAATCATTTACTCAAAACATAGGATTTGATAAGTGGAAAATAGTGTATAAAAAAAGTCTTGCAATTTAATAAATATTAACTAGTAAAAAAATTATGCCACGTATAAAAGAAATAATTGACGAAACGCCGCCGTCACTAATAGTAGCGGAAGCCCACGCAACTAGTGGGACTAACACAGATGAAGCCCACGCAACCAATGCGGGATTATCTGTTGAAGAATATAAAGAGGCGATGAATGAAGCCTGTGAATATCAAGAATGGCTTGAACTTATGAAAGAAAGTGAGGTGCAAGATGGGTAGACATTACTATGGAGATATTGAGGGAAAGTTTTGGTTCGGTTTGCAATCAAGCGAAGCCCCCGAAAGATTCGGTGCAGTAATTGAACTATCATATTCGTTTGACGAGAATGACATTGATGATGTCAAGGCAGAGCTGAAAGCAATTGAAAGCAAAACGCCAATGGACAAAATTAAAAAGTTCTTTGAAGAGAATACTGGTTGGAACGATGAGATGATAGCTGAAGCAGGGTTCACGAAACAAGAACTCAGCGACTATGCTGATCACGAACTAGGTACGCAAATATTGAATTGCCTCGAAGAGCAAGGTCAATGTAACTTTTGGGGACAGATATAGTTATGGCATTCGGATATACAAAAGCACCAAACAAATACATCGTCAAATGGCAAGAGCTTGTGACTTATGAAGTCGAGGTTGAAGCCTATGACGAGGACGAAGCAATGGACTTAGCGCAATGCGACTATGGTTACGACAACGAAGTTGATTGCAGTTATTGGGACGGCTCAATGCAAATAAATCTTGTTCTAGTTGGCGAAGTTGAGGAAGATCCAGATTATGGATATAAACTATCTATGGAGGAAAGGGACGATGCCTGAAGAACAAGAACCGATGCTTACGGAATTTGTTGTTACTGAAACTTATATTGTCCCCGCAAGGACACGAGAGGAGGTTCAGCAAATGATAGAGGACGATGATTTCAAATATGGAATGCGTCGCCACGAAGTTCACATTGAAGTAAACTTTTAATTATGATAGGGTTCACAATAAATAGCGAAAACGAACGCATCGCCTTATGCCAATCACTAATGAATAGTGAGGAAGCATTGCGTACGGAAGTAATAAATACTGTTGTTCAAATGGGCGAAGATTTGGACAATGGGGGAAAGCAATACTGGACAGAAAAATTGATGGACTTGTCTGTTGATTTGAAAGTCACTCGGCACTTACTCGAAAGAGCAAGGACTGCAAAAAAGAGAGAAGATATAAAAGAGGACGATTTATAATTTTTTTCTTTACTTTCTTAGCAATGAGTCATATCTATTCGGTATGGCTCATTTTTATAACTGCTCCGAAGACTATCCCTTATTTGAAAAAGAAATCACAACGCCCACGCAGGCACGAAAGAAAAGCAATAAAGTATATCCTAGTGTCACAACAATACTGTCTATTGTAAAAGATGATTTCATTGATTCTATTTATAGACCAAGCAAGCTCGTAGAATTAGCGCGCGAATTTCCAAATCTATCTTGGCGAGATGTGGAGACTTTGGTTTACGGGACTCGCACGCACCCAGTAACAGGGGATACAATTGGATCAGCCGAGTTTGGGACGAATGTCCATAAGTGTATTGAGGATAAGATACTAGCTTTGATGGACGGACAGGAAGCTGAGCCAAACCCATATGACGAATGGGCTGAGCCTTTCCTTGAATGGATTGAAGAGAGCGGAACAAAGCCACACGCTTGTGAGCATTTAATCTCATCTGACACAATCAAGACTGCTGGCTCAATAGATTTTCTTGGCTACGATGAAGATGATAAGTTATTTCTTGCTGACTATAAATGTCGTACGAATACAAAAGGTCGTGCCAAAGTTTACCCAAAAGATTGTGAGCAGCTTGCTATTGAATCCTATATGATGATGAAAGCCACAAATCTTTCTTACTTGCCAAAGTGTATTTCAGTTATTATTGATTGCGATACCAAAAAACATTATCACAAAGAATGGAGTGCTAATGAAATGAAAGTAGGCATACAGAATTTTAAATACACCGCAAAGTTGTATTGGAACAAGCGAATGAAAAAATGAGTAAAGGTAATCCTTATCTTGATTTATATTTAGAAAATGCTGACCCTGAAGCAATTAGATTCGATGGACTTGATGATGCGGTGATTGGTATTGACCATAATGGTTGGCTAGTATATGACTATAAACTAATAATTGATTGCCTTATGGTTTATTCAGAACTGTCAATGGACGAGGCTTTTGAATGGGCTGATTACAATGTTATTGGAGTGATGGCAGGTAAAGGATTTACAATTTTATACACGGAGGAAAGTATTTAATATGGGAAAAGGAATGCAGCCAAAAAAAGGATACAACCAAAAGTTGTATGCAGAAAACTACGACAGTATTTTTAGAAAGAAAAAAAATGAGAACAATAAAATTACTAACAAAAAAAGCAAGTGAGTTATCTACCCGTAAACAAGCTGGCAGAGTGGCGAAAGGCAAACGAACCAAGCGAGTGTCCAATCCTAAAAACAAAAACAAATGATTGGGTTGTTGATCACGATCATTTAAGTGGAGAGGTTCGCGGAGTTATAAGTCGACAAGCTAATACCCTGATAGGCAAAATGGAAAATATATATACATCAATGTGCAAAGGCGATCCCAACGCTTTGCCTGATGTGTTAGAAAACATTGCAACTTATCTGAGAAAAGAGGATTCAAAAATATTACACCCAGTTGGATTAAATCAGTTGACAAGTCGCTTCAAAAACAATTTACTCAAAGATGACCAATGTTTTTTATTACATTTATTAGGCGCAAGTCATTCAGAGATAGATAGTTATAACAACATTAGTAAACGAGTTAAGGCATTTAAAAAGTTATTAAAAGAATTTTATGAACAAGACAATACTACTACAAATTCAGGCGGAGCTAAAAGCTCCAAAAAGTCTGACAAACAAATTCGGGGGATACTCTTACAGATCCGCGGAAGGTATACAAGAGGCAGTTAAACCTCTTTTGAAAAAGTACGGAGCTGTTCTCACAATCTCTGATGAGATTGAAGAGATAGGTGGACGTGTATATGTTAAAGCAATCGCGAGCTTGTGGGACGCAGAGACTGGTGAAGCTATCGCTGGTGTCCAAGGTTTCGCTCGTGAAGCTGAGAACAAAAAAGGTATGGACGATGCACAGATAACAGGTGCGGCAAGTTCATATGCCCGCAAGTATGCGTTGAATGGTTTGTTCTGCATTGATGATACAAAAGATCCTGATGCAACAAACGATCACGGAAAAGGTAAATCACAAGACTTAGACTTTTAGTATGGAATACGACAACAATAACAGCGGAGTTCTATTCAAGAATGACCGCAAAGAAAAAGACTCACACCCTGACTATCGTGGAAACATCGAGGTCGATGGGAAAGAGTACTACATCAAGGGATGGAAGAAAGAATCCAAAAAGGGTACTGCATTCCTCTCTTTGGCAGTTGATCCTAAAACAGCAGCTGCACCTAAAGCTCCCTCACAAGTTGATGCCAACGACTCAGATCCATTCTGATGCAACCTTGCCCATCAAACGTTACTAACGAATCAGATATGGCTTACTATGATAAACAATGGTGGGACGAATTTCGTCGTGCCGAAGTAGATGAGATACTCAGATTAACTGGTAACAAAAACTCTGATTATACAGGGGGAGAAGAATGTGGAAATCCTTTCGCAAACTTTGATGGCTCTGAAGAATTTGGGATACAACCATTGGTTGGTCTCAGTGTTCGGATGGCCGATAAGTTTCAAAGATTGAAAGCATTTTGCCGAGATGGTAAGTTATCCGTGAATGACCACGGAGACACCACTCGTGATATTTTTCGCGATCTCGTTGGTTACTCGTTGATAGCCATAGGGATGCTCGAAAGAGAAAAAAACACTAAAGAGTGAAACAGGTATTGTATGATATGATTCTCTTCTTCTAAACATCTTTTCACGCTATCTTCAGGAGATGCGCGGGAGAGGAGGATCTATCAACAATAACTTATGAGTAAAAAAAATATGTACAATACAATTCAAGAAGCCACAGAAGTATCACTTAACGCATATAACAAAATAAATATGAAAGAAATAGGTAAAGATAACAGAGATCGTTTTAGATTTCTAGGACAGTGCTTGAATGTTTTGACTGATCAGCTCAAAAAAGAGAATGATAGACTCAGTCGAACCAGTCAGTAAAGAAGCAGAAGAAAAGTTAATAGCTTGTTGTTGTGTAGATGGAACGTCAGAAGTCTACGATTCCCTTAAAAATATTTCAGAGGACGATTTCTATTTCTACAAACACAAGCTGCTTTTCCAAGCTATAAGTAATTTAAGCCAAGGCTCTACCCCAATCGACAACGTTTCTTTAATGGAATACGTTAAGTCCATTGATTGCCTTGATGAAGTTGACGGTGCTGTGGGCATCTGCGAGATTCTCGATAAAGCAGAAACCTCCACGCAATCAAAATACTACGCGAACATTGTCAGAGAGAAATCTAACTTACGAAAACTACGACGAACATTTTTAACTGCTGCGGAAGATGCCTCAAACGAGACTGTAAGCTCCGACGTACTCAAAGCCAGGGTGGACTCATCCTTGACAACAATAGTACCCGAGACAGAAGATCTATCAGTCAAGAATACAGCAAGTGAATTAAAGGACGATTTTAAAAAGATGATGGCTGGGGAGTACACAACTGATGTTGTGAGTACACATTTGCCACAACTTGATTCAATGCTAGGTAATGGTGGCATAGGATTGGGTGAAGTTTTCACACTGTCTGCGCCCACATCTTGCGGTAAGTCAGCACTTGCATTATTCATTGCTTTGAAAGCAGTCCATAACGCGGCTACACCTACCCTTGTGTTCTCTTTGGAGATGCCACGTAAGCAAATACTCAAGAGGATGACACAAGCCCTTGCAGGGGCAAATTTGAAGCAAATTCAGGAGCAAGTAATGGCTGAGGATAAACTCGCGAGAGTGAACCAAGCCCTCGATGAGCTGTCTGAAGTACCTTTATTTACAATACACACTGTCAAAGGGCCAAAGGATTTAGCTTCAAGAGCTAGACATCTAGTTCGCAAGCACGGGATCAAACTAATTGTAATTGATTATCTACAACTGATACCTTGGTCATCCAAAGCATCAAGTAAGACTGAGGGTATTGCAGATATATCTCATCAAATAAAACAATTAGCATTGGAATTAAATGTAGCTATACTTTTATTGTCACAAGTAAATCGAGATGGAGCTAAACGCGAAACTGGTTTGAGTATTTATGACTTAAAAGATTCAGGTGATATTGAAAATGATGCAGATATTGTATTGCTTTTATGGCCAAAGAATGGTGACATAGAAGGAGCTAAGAGCCACGATGAGAAAGGGCCTTACACTGAGCTTCAATATAACATAGCCAAGAATCGCGAAGGTGAACGCGGCATTGGTGGATACTTACAATTTTACCATTGCATAGGACGATTTAAATGACAGAACAAGAGATTGCAGATAAAATAATGTTAGCCTATCCTGGGCTAGACAAGCTACGCAAAGCTACAGATCAGTTCTGCCCATACGATTATGAGAACGATAATTATCTATTTGAGTTCAAAAGCCGCAGAATTTTTTACAATCCGTGGATAATTGAGTTTAAAAAACTTGACACTAACCACAAGATAGCTGACACTCTAGGTAAAGATTTTCTTTATGTTACCGAAGCCCTTGGAATTATATATGTTTGGAATATATCAAAGCTAATTCGCGAAGGCTACGACTTTGAGTTCGATATGATTGACGCACCTAGATCGACAGAACTTGATGGCAAAAAAAATGGTGAAATGATTTTAAAACAAGTTGGATATTTATATATTAGTGCAAGTACACAAATCAATTTTCAAGGTGAGCGGTATGAGTAATCTGCCGCGGGCTTTATTTCGGCCTATATAATTCCTTGGTTAAATGCAAGCAAGTCCTCTGCTGGTTTTATCTACACCAGCGGAGGCACCTCTTTTAAATGCCACGTAACATCAATCTACCAAAAGCCCGAATCCACGTACGCAAAGATGCTTGGGGTGGATCACCTGATGAGTTTCAAGAAGCTTGGTTAGTATCAGTAAGAGCATTACGCGGCAGACCTTTTTGTTTTCAGGTATGGGTAGATGAGTTCTGCGCCTGCTACGATAAAGTAAAACCTGATTGTATTTATTGGAAGCTACCTGAGGATAATGACCCTTTACCACTGACAGAAATACAGATGTGGGAATGCCTCTCTAGCGACATAGAATTATTCCACAAGGCTCAATTAGCAGACGTACCTATGTTGGTATACCTTGGCGAAGGAGAGTACGTTGAGGGTAATTATTGGTTCACTATTGACTGCTTGCCAGAGAAACAAAGTTTAGGATATTTAGATGTAGGTGACTCTGACTTGCTAGATGAACACAAAGAGATGAATGTAGTTCGTTTGAAGAATGGTCAGATCGCGATTTATCCCAACAATCGTTTGAAATGGATACCTGAATCCTTGGCTACAAATGAATCAATAAAGAAACCACCTCATTGGAAAGTAGCATCAAATGCTACGTGGGATTCTGAATGGCTTGAGCAGCCTTACGAATTGTTTGGCGATTCAGATTGGGATTACTGACCTTGTAATTGTAGTAATTCTTTTAACACAGATTTTGTTGCTATACCCTTACCAATCAATTCACGAATTAATTTTCTTTTAGCCGCTTCGTCGGGCTGTTGATTAAGTTGACTGAAAATATATTTCGCTCTTTGCTCTACTGGCAATCTCTTAGCTGCACGATCTACATAGGTTAGTCCGCGAGCTTCATCCTTAAGCCCTGTTTGTATACGTCTCAGTATCGATTCCTGCATATCTGGATTGTTTCTTAAGGCTGTCTGCAATATTGAATCAGTTCGATTAGGGTTTTCTCGCATTTCCTTTAAAGCCTGACGTGCAACTCTGCCCGCTATTACAGAACTTGTGTTGGCTTGTCTATCTAGGTTATCAATCTCTGTCATTTGGCCGCTTCTACGCTCTACAGTATTGGCATATGTTTGTCCTATAAATCTTCTAGCAATAGGAGCATCTTTTAGAGATACCTTTTCTCCATTATATAATTTAGATACAATTGTCGCTAATCTGTCTCCAAATTTTACAGGGCCACCTAAATAATTATCTGTTAAGTATTGAATATTTTCTGGCGAAACAGGCATACCCATATCTTTCAGTGAGTCAGCTAAACCTAGATACAATTCTCCGCCATATGTTTCAGCAGTGTGGTCAAAGTATCTTTCTGTTGGATCCATATTAATTGTCTCCATCCATTCAGGTCGTATTGGTCTACCTAATCCATCTTTATTGGAAAGTAAATCTACGATAGGGCGAAGTTGTGTAGGTATTGGCGATCCTCCAATTGGATTGTATGAATCCATAATACTGTTGTACAATCTATTTGCTAACTGTTCAGGATTCTTTGCCTCCTCTTTACCTTTGAAAAGTTGTACTGTCATATCAGCAGCTATTTTAAAAGGAACCATTGAGTATCCTATAGGAACTGTTTTATAGTTCAATGTGCCGTCTTCATTCTTGCCTGTTACTAGGACTAAAGTTTTATCTAATTTCCATTGAGGTATTTTTTCTCGATAATCCTCATCAACCATTGAGTTCATCATATCCAATGTAGTAGCAATTGTACCTAATCCTGCCATCACACCAGTAAACACAGATGGTTTACTCATACCTCTTAAGAAATTTTTACCACTTTGTATTGCGGGATTAACAAATAGATATAATGCTTTAAGATTATCTGTTTCTGTTCCACCCATTCTTGGGTCAAATGTACTAGTTCTTGCAGAGAATGCTGCTTGAGCATCAGTCATACCGTTTTTTAAACCAGCCTTGAATGTACTAAAACGAGTTGCATCTTCAGCAATTTCATTCGCTCCCTCGATAAGTTTATTTAAAAACTTTACTTTGCTTTTTGCTGGGGTAGTTAAGCTCTTTGTAAGTTTAGCCGCATTATCTTCTATTGCGTCCAGGGTTGATATAGCTAACCCTCCAGTGCTTCCTCCAGCATCTTTAAATCTCTTATAAAGCAAATCATCTGCGTTCATCAATTCAGGATTCTTGCGGAATGCGTTCGCGTTTGTAAGTCCTCTGTAAATGGTTCTCATACCATTAACTGGATTAAGAATTGGCAAAGCATCCATTGGCCCCATTTTTCTTATAGCTGTTACAAAAGCTTCTGAACGGTCACGAGTTACATTGGGTAGCACGAACTCTGGATTGTATCTAGTATATAATCCTCCTAGTACCTTATTGGCTGTTAAAGACCATTTCATTACATCGCTAACTTGCCTTCTACCCAAGCCTTTCATTGCTCTTGCGGCAGCAACCATATTTGGATCTTTGTCATTAAAATCAATAAAGCTTTTTTTGCCTTGATCAAACACCGTAACCATATGCTCTTGAGCTTTCTCTATATTGGGCACATACTTACCATCAACTAATGTGGCTGTTCTAGGGTCTACTTTAGCGGGTCTACTCTCAGCAATAAGTTTGGAATCTTCGGGATTAGCCTCAATCAATCTCTTAAATGCGAGATTCGCTTTATTAACCTCTGCTCTTCGTATTGCACCCATTAAGCTATTAACGATATTACCTTGAATATTTCCTACTTCTAGGTTAGAACCTTTGGCTCGTCTTAGACCAGTGTCTGTTGTTTCGTATTTTTGATAATATGAGTTGTTTACAAATGTGCCAATATCATCAAGAGAATCATCCTCCATTATTCTGTTTAGAGGAACGTAGTTAGGGGCTTGTTGCCTTAGCTTATCAGCATCTGCTTTTGATATTAATTGGCCATCTTCTAATGTATCTAATATCTGTTTAGATAAATCTTTTTGTACCTTAATACTGAATGCGTAAGTGTCTTGCTTGCCCGCGTCTTCAAAGTTTTTTATAATCTTATTGGCGCGTTCTGTGCTAATACCAGCCGCACCATCTTCGCCAAACCTGCCAAAGTTATTTTTGTTATAATCCACAGCGTGTTTTGCATACAAGTACTCATTAACTTCGCGAGATATTTGCTCAGGTCTAATTCCAAGAGTATTTGCAGTATCAATAAGAAAACCTTCATTCAATGATATATCAGCACCTAATTGATTTAATTTAGCGTCAATTATACCTTCTGCATTAGTTCGTGCTTGCTCAAAATTCATAGCATCATTTTGAACTTTTAGATTACCGCGTTTCTTAATTTGACCACTACCATCTATGTCTTGGAATTGTTTAATTCGCACAAATTCATCGTCATACTTTTCGCGATTTCTAAGATAGAACTCATCAAATACTTTTTGTCTCTCTTTTATGTAATCCTGAGCGTTTAGTTCAGTTTTGCCAATAAGTGTTTTTGCGTCAGGATCTCCTGCTCTTATTGCTGCGTTTATATTATCAATTGGGTTGCCTAAAAACTTCCCGAAAATTCTTTCCGACGCTGAACCTGATAAGCCCAATGCTCCACCAAGTGCAGCACCTGTGAGACCTGATATGGTTAATTCTTCTTGAGTTGGTAACCTACCTTCTTCGATAGCTCTCTCAATTAGTTGACCACCTACAGACATACTTGCACCAATACCTGCTTGAGCCGCGGCTTTAGTCATTACTCTTTTGCCAATACCAAGTCCTGGAACTAAATTTAATATTGCATCAGCTACCACTTGTCCTTCACTAACTTCAGCATCTTTATCGAACATTTTTTGACGAGCAATAGAACCTGCTGCACCAGCACCTAGTCCACCTGCAATGTATCCTAATGTGCCACCTACTACTGTTCCAAATCCTGGTAGAATAGCTGATCCTATAGCAGCTCCTGTCATCGAGGAAGCAACACGTCCACCTTCTGCAATAGCTATATCAGTAAGAAAGCTAACTCCTTCTTTGAGATAGCCTTTTCTTGCCTTTTCTTCGTCATCTAAGCCAAGGTATGACTTTTCGTTAAATCGGTTACTAGGCTTATATCCTTTTAGGTAATCTGCTTCGTTGAATGCCATTAATAGTAAGAAGCTGGTCTATCTTTTCCAGTAAAAGATCCTGTTCCTTTATATAAAGTGTTTAAACTCTCAGTTCTGAGTTCGCGTTCTCTTTTAAGTTTTTTATCTTTTATGAGTTTTTTCTCTGCTTTTTCAAGTCGAGTTTTTAATTGATCGTACATTTCATTAGCTTTTTCTATTGGAGTACCATCAGAGTTAGTTCCTGTTTTAAGAGCAGTTAATGCATCTTTATCTTCCTGAGGTAATGTGTCAAAAGCTTCACTGTTTTCTATGTTTGTTAAATCAGTAGCATTAAAGTTAGGGCCAACGCCTTCAGTGTTAAATCTAATAAGTGATTGATACTCAGCTTGTGATCTTTCTATGTCTTGAGCAAGTTTTAATTCAGAAAGTTTACGTGCATTTTCTAAATCAGTAACAACTTCTACTCCTAAGGTTTTAAAGGTATTTTTGATGGCTTCTTTTTTTTCTTTTTCATCCATATCTCCAAACATACCTTCACTGATGCCAAATACGTTTAAGAACCTTTGATCTGCTTTATCTTCACTTCCAAGTTTTCTGTACGCATTTTCTGCATAAGCATCTAGCTTTTTATCTTCATCACTTTTTTGTTTGAATGTTTGAATGATACTACCAACAGCCTTCATCTTTTCTTGGCGTTTACGCTCCTCGTCTTCTTCTCGCATACGATTATTACGAGCTC